TAGGGCGCTGTTGGGGTTAGGCGATGCGAGCCTCGCGTTTCTCGGCGTCTCGCATCGCGTAGTAATGGTAGCGGATGGTGAGCAGCAAAGCGACGCCATCATCGGCGCTCAGCGTATTGCCGCTTGAGTTAGGCGGCAATCTTTGCGGCCAGGCGGTCCATTTCCTGAGCGTAGGAGTTGCGCTGCGCTTCGATTGCGGCCATCGTGACTGCATGCGCATCAATCGCATCGAGGGATTTCCAGAGCGCCTTTTCAGCGGCCTTGCGCGTCTTGTGCGCCTGCTCGATGCTCGGGCGGGACAGAACAGTTCCGAACACGTCGAACACGACACCGCGGAAGATGCGACTCTGATGCCCTGAGTCCGCGCTTGCGCTTTCCAGGATGGCGAACAACAGCCCGTTGTCGGTTTCGCGCGTCATCAGGATGCGAGCGCGGAAGTAGCGCAGCGTGTCGTCGTCGACGTAATGGGTCCGGCCCTTGAGGTTCATCTGCGCATTGCGCTTCGTATCGGACGAGAGGCGGCTGTAGAGTTCAGTCATGTTCGTTGCTCCTATTCGCTGTTGACGGTCTGAATATTGCGCAGTTCGCAACATCTGTCAAGCGAAATACGATCACGAAAGCGTGATTTATCGTTTTCGCCCGGAATCGTGGGCTTTGCAGGTTGCGAGGGTCGATCCCGCAGGGGTGGCAGGCGCGGATGCTGTTGAGCGTGGTCGTGTACATCGTCATGGTGGTTCCTCTGTGTGGGCGTAGGGCGCTGTTGGGTTATCCGAATATTTCGATGAATTTTGCGAGTTGGGCGTCCCTGGCGGCGGCCCCGGCGGCGGCCCTGGCGGCGGCCCTGGCGGCGGCCCCGGCGGCGTCCCAGGCGGCGTCCCTGGCGGCGTCCCAGGCGGCGTCCCAGGCGGCGTCCCAGGCGGCGTCCCTGGCGGCGGCCCTGGCGGCGGCCCAGGCGGCGGCCCAGGCGGCGTCCCTGGCGGCGGCCCTGGCGGCGGCCCCGGCGGCGCCCCAGGTGGCGGCCCAGGTGGCGTCCCCGGCGGCGGCCCTGGCGGCGGCCAATTCCTCTCGACGGGCCTCGCCATTGGCAAAATTCTCCGCCGCGTCGAGAGCATCACGCGACCGCTGATCGGTCATCAAGCGCTCGACCTGACGCGCGCACCACACGGCGTAGAGCCGCCACTCCTTGTCAAACTGCGGCTCGGCCCGACAGCACCACAGCGCGTCGTCGATCCCGTTGCTTTCGGCGATGACGACGTAGGGGATGGGCGTATCGTCGCCGTAATCCGGGCCGAGAAATGCTTTCAGCTTCTGGTAGCCCTCCAGCGGCTTTTTGCGAGGGTCGATCCCGCAAGGCGAATGCGCGCGGATTCGGTTGAGCGTGGTTGTGTACTTCGTCATGATGGGCTCCTCTGTGTGGGGGTAGGGCGCTGTTGGGGTTAGGCGATGCGAGCCTCGCGTTTCTCGGCGTCTCGCATCGCGTAGTAATGGTAGCGGATGGTGAGCAGCAAAGCGACGCCATCATCGGCGCTCAGCGTATTGCCGCGGCAGTCGAGCCCGACGCATACTTGCTGGGTTCCCTCGCGAACATAGCCCCCGCACCTGGGAATCCAGAATTCGCGGGTTACGCGCTCACCGCTGAATTTGTCGTCGTAGCTGAGTGCTACAGTGAAATCTGAGATTTTGCGGATCATGGTCTTGGTCATGTTCGTTGCTCCTATTCGCTGTTGACGGTCTGAATATTGCGCAGTTCGCAACATCTGTCAAGCGAAATACGATCACGAAAGCGTGATTTATCGTTTTCGCCCGGAATCGTGGGCTTTGCAGGGCTCGCATGTTCCTGGAACGCGATACTCGGATTCATGCACAAGTCGGCGGAATTTCTGTTCGTCGACAAACCGTTTGCCGCAGCGGCCACATCTGCATGGCAATCGCACTATGTCGTCAAGGTGAGGCGTGCCCGGCGTCCGATTCGTCTGAAATCGGTGCAGAATCGCGTCCAAGCGATGCAGTTCCGCGCTTTCGTCGTACCCCACCATTGTCGGTCCGTTCCATCGCGTGCGCCAGCCATGCCGCGCGCGCCTCATGCCAATCGAAGTTTTTGGGCGGCGAGCGATTTACATTAGACTTGTGAACGCCTATCAGCCGCGCCGTCTCTGTCATGGTCGCCGCGCCAGCACGATACAACGCCATCGCCGTCACTCGCCGCGCGTCACGTTCGAGCCTCTGAGCCAATGTCGGCCGCGCCAACCCAACCTCGCCATAATGCAACATTCGTCGCACGATAATGCAATGGGCGTTGAATTAATGCAACTCGGTTGCACAAATTCCCGTCAGTTCCATAATATCGATACACAACACAACGAAATCAACAACTTAAACAATTGTCTAACATTTTCCCTCGCGTGCGCGCGCGCAGTAGTACGTCGAAACGTTCGTGAAGGGCATTGCGTAACGCGCAACTCCCGCTCTCATTTCCCCCATGAAGAAATCCCGCCCTCGATCCGAAATCCTCGCCCAAGACCCGCCAATCCCCTGCATCGGCGTCCCGGCCAAAATCCAGCGCGCAATCTGCGTCATGGTCGACGAAGGGCTGCCAATCCACGTCGCAGCCGAACGCGCCGGAATCACAACTCACAAGCTCCGGGTTGCGTTCGCAGACCCGAATGTGCTGGCGTTCACACGGAAGAGGAGGCAGATGCTCAGAGAGAGCCTGTGCAGCGCAAACGATCATCGGCTGGCAGAGATACGCGACGCGGCGAACAACATGCCTGCCGTCAACGCCATCCTCGCGCTGGAGCGCATGACCAATCCCGAGGCGGATGGGCGATCAGCGCCCACGCACGCGATTGGCGTGACGATTCAGATCGTATCGGCGCGGCCAGACGACGGTCAGGGTGTGCTAATCGACGCAAGTGCGGCCGCTCCCATCGATCGGGACGCGGTCGACGTCGATCTGGAGGAACCCGAGGCGTGAGGGGCGCCGGGGAAAACTGGGCGCTCCAGTTGAGCTCCTCCCCCCCCTCTGCATTTTTCGGCCTGGGATTTATTGGGGTGTGCTGGAAATTATTGGGGCTTTGGAATTTTGGGTGGCCTGGGATTTTGAGGCTGAGTACGGCGACTGCGCGAGGAGGGTTTGGTGATGGGTTCTGATCTCGGAGACGGGTTTGGCAAGGCGATGGTCGCTGGAGCGATCGCGGTCGGGCTTATCGCGTTTGGCTTGGGTGGGTTGTTTGCGTTGTCCATCGAGTGGGTTCAACAGCATGTGTGGCTTGTGCTGCATTGAGGGGGTTGGCGATGGCTTTTCACTGGCGAAGGTTCGACGCTCAGCCGCGGGCGGTGAAGGAGGTCGTTTGGGATTGGAATGTGGACGTGGGGTTTGCGGTTGATCCTGGGGCGGCTATCGAGGTTGCGGCGGCGCTTCGTCGCGATGTCGAGCGCCGTTTGCGTGGGGCGCGCGCGGAGGATCGCCGGCGAGGGCGGCGGGTGCGTCCTGGGGGGTTTGAGCGGTTTATGCCAGGGGCGTCCCGATGAAGGTTTTGAAGGGCTGGGGTGTGTATTTGCTGCCGGCGGGTGAGAAGCATGTGATGCCGGTCTGCGATTCTACGGAGCACGCGTGTTCGTCGACGTGCTGGTGCCTACCGCGGCTTGACGGCGATGTATGGGTTCACTCGGCGGCGGACGGGCGCGAGAAGGCCGAGCGGCTGGAGACGCGGCATTAGCGAGGCGCGCGGGTGAAACTGATCGAGATCAAATCCGAGGCTCAGCGGGTGATGCTGGAGCGCGTTGTGGCTGATCCCGCTGAGGCTGATCGTCGTGGGATGACGGCGGAGTTGGCGCGCGCGTCGTTAGCGGCGTTTCACGGCCGGCGTGTTTTGCCTACTCGGTTGCACCCTTCGCGGCGTGGCTGAGGGCGAGTTCTGAGCGCGCAAAAATACGCAGCCGCTTTGCAGCGCGTGCGGCCCGCGTAGCGGCTAACTCGTCCGCTGCATTTTCCATCGCCGCCGCGCGCTCGCGATGGGCGAACGCGACGAGCAGACTTACGTGGCCCTCGCGCTTATATGGTAGCGCGCACTCGCAGATTTCCTCGGCTAGCTCTCGCGCCCGTTCCTCGATCGTGCTCATTCTTTCGTTTCCCTCTTTCCGTGCGACAGCCCGAGGCGTTTCCTGACGCGCTCGACGGTTTCCGGGTGCCACGGCTTGCCTGTAACTGTGGCGACGCCGATCCTGTTGAGATGGGTCGCGGCGGCATATTTCCCGAGGTCTTTGATGCTGGTGAATAGGTCGCGCAGGGACTCGGCGCGGACCATCGCTTTTCCGGCGTCGCGCGCGTTGTGCTCGGGGTTGCCGAGCGGCCGGCCGGATTTTGTACCGACGATCTTGACACGCGCGAGGGCGGCTTTGGTGCGTTGCGAGATCAGGGCGCGCTCCTTTTCGGCAATGGCGGCGAACAGGTGGAGGATGAACGGATCGACGTCGGGCCCGAGCTCGGCGACGATGAACGGAACGCGGTGCGCCATGAGGCCGCTGATGAAGTGGACGTCGCGGGAGAGCCTGTCGAGCTTGGCGACGACGACCGGCGCATTGAGGCGCTTGCCTTCGTCGATAGCCGCTTTGAGGACGGGGCGCGTGTCGAGCGCGTCTGCGCCCTTGCCAGTCTCGATCTCGACGTATTCCCCGGCGATCGTCATGCCGTTGGCTTCGCAGAAGATCGCGATGGCGTCGCGCTGGGCGTCGAGCCCGAGGCCGGACCTGCCTTGGCGCTGGGTAGAAACACGTAGGTAGGAGACGACCGGCGTCATTTCAGCGCCACATCGATCATCGCGCGCCAGACCGCGGCCATGTCGTCGACGGGCAACTGATCCGCAACACGAACCATCGCCTCCGTCGGCTCTCGCATCTCTGCAATTGCCCTGCGCGCGTATTTCCGGTAACCTTCCTGATACCCCTCGGGCATTTTGTCCCACGGCAGAAGCCCGTCCCATACGCTGGCCGCGATGATTTTTGCAACGCGTTCTACGGTCTCGCTCATTTTCGGCCTTGCGCCCCTGTGCTGTATGTGTGAGGTATGTGCTGGTTTTGGCAAGGCGTCAAGGGGGAAGTGATGAAGGTCGAACTTTCGAAGCCGACGAACGACAACCAGGGGCTGAGCGCCGAGTTTGCTCAGGTGCCGAGCGTATTCCTCCAGACCTATTCGTCCGAACTGCTTGATTGGGCGGCAAATTTGACCGACCGCGGCGAGTTCTTAGACCTCACGCTTTGGAACCCTCCGGGCGCGACAATTCTCAGCGTCGGCTATCAGGGCAAGGTCAGGCTACGCTGCGCGGTCGCTGTCGGTCAAACGACGAAGGCTGTCCTGCTGCGGATCACGCCGGCCGACGAAGAAGACGTCGCCAAGGTGAGGAAGCATTGCGAAGACCTCCCGTCGATCATGCGCGCGCATCAGGTGGCGGCTGAGGCGTCCCGCGGCAAAGCCCGCGGCGCGGTCAAGGCGGTGTTCGACCTGCCGGATTACTTCGTCGAGCGCTACGGCTTCGAACTGCGCGAGTGGGGCCGCAACATGAAGTCGATCGGGATGGTGAAGACGATCGTGCTGCGCGAAGGAACGCTTTCAGACCTGTCGCCGGACCCGGAGATCGGCGCCGTGCTCAAAGGTGTGAAGCTGCAAGCGAAGCCCGATCGACACGCGGGCGACGAGCTCTCGTTGCTGATTTCGCCGGCAACCGAAATGGACAAGCAGACGATTCTCAAGCACGTCGAGAAGATGCAGCGCATCGGCATTCCTGCGCGCGCCCAACTCGTCGAGCCGCCACGGCCGGGCATCCCGACCATACCCAACATCATCGGCGCCGCCGCGCCTGCGGATGGCGATGTCTGATGGGCGTCTTCAAGATCGCGGCCGGGACGCAACTGGCGAAGTTCCTCGTCTCGAATAACCCCGTCGACATGATCTTCGGCCCGCTTGGCTCAGCCAAGACGCGGACGATGTGTTTGCGCGTCGGCCGGCACGCCCAAGAGCAAGACCCGTCGCCGATCGACGGCAAGCGCTACACACGCTTTGCGATGGTCAGAAATTCCATGCCGATGCTCAAGCGCTCGACGCTGCGCACTTGGCGCGAGACGTATCCAGAAGACCAATATGGTCGCGTCACCGAGGGCGCGACCATGAATCACAAGCTCGCCTATTCGTGGCCCGGCGGCGATGTGCGGTGCGAAGTCGACTTCATTTCGCTCGACAAAGACGATGATGTGAAGAAGCTGCGCTCGACCGAATACACGGGCGTCTGCTTCAACGAATTGCCCTATGTCGAAAAGCTCCTGTTCGATGAGGCCGACTCGCGCTTGCGCTACCCGCCGAAAGAGCATTGTGCGGTGCAGCCAAATGGGCAAAAAGACCCGAAGTGGCGCGGGCTTCTCGCTGACGGCAACGCTCCCGATGAAGACCACTGGCTCGCCACGATGGCCTATGGGCTCGACCCTCCGGGCGGCCTAACCCAAGCCGACCTCGACCTTTTGAAGTGGCCGAAGGAGTGGGGGCTGTTCATGCAGCCGGCAGCGCTGATCGAAGTGCTCGACCAACGCGGCAATGTGATCGATTACACGGTCAACCCGCGCGCCGAGAACTTGGAGAACCTGCCGAGCGACTATTACGACCGGCAGTTGCGTGGCAAGTCGCGCGCCTGGATCGACTCGCGCCTCATGAACCGCGTCGCGCTTGTCGTCGAGGGCCAGCCGGTGTGGCCGATGTTCAATCGCGAGTTCCACGTCTCGAGGGAGCCATTGAAGCCCGTTCCCGGTCACGAAGTGCTCGTCGCGCTCGACTTCGGGCGCGTCTATCCCGCCGCGCTGTTCGGCCAAGAGGTCAACGGCCGGCTGTTCGTCCAGTTTGAAATCCTGGGCTTCAACGAGCCGGCGAGCGCCTTCGCCCCGCGCGTGCAGCGCTTCCTCACGCAGAACTATCCGGGCTACAGCGTCCGCTTCGTCGGCGACCCCAAGGGGCGCGACAAGGGCCAGCAGACCGAGCAGTCGAGCTACGATATCTTCGCCGCCCACGGCATGCCGGTGCGGCCGGCGCCGGTGAAGATGAACGACATCGCAACGCGCACCGAAGCCGTCGCCTTCGCACTCAACGACAACCCGGCTGGCGTGCCGCGCATGCAGATTTCGCCGGCCTGCCGAACGCTTGTCGTCGGCTGCGTCGGCCGCTACCACCTTGAGCGCGAGGAAACGGGCGAGCTAAAGCCTAAGAAGGACAAATACTCCAACCTGTGCGACTCGCTGCAATATTTTGTCCTCGACCGCGGCGACGGCCGCCGGATGATCGGACTCACGCCGACCGGGATCATCATGCCCATCAAGGTCGCAAAAGGACGGCGGACGATGCGCCGCATTGTCGGCTGACCCCGCGCGTCATCATCCCCGCCGTCGAGCCGAAGGATTGGTTCGTCGTCTTCCACCGATCGGCCTCGACACGATGGCTCGACGCGCTGGCGATGGGCCACTTCAAGCACGTCAGCGCCTTCGTCTACGTCCCTGAATTTGATGTCTGGCAGTTTTTCGACGCCGAATACAGCGGCTTCCGCAATATCATCGCGACCCACGAGGCGGCTCGAAAACAGATCGGGCACTATGTCGAATGCGGTTGCGAGATCGTGAAATTCAGCCGCACCGGCGCGAAAATGGGGGCTTCGTCGCGCGCCGGGTTCTATTGCGTGACCGCCGTCAAGCACCTGCTAGGCGTGCGCGGAAGGGCATTGCGACCCGATGGGCTTTACCGTTTGCTCCTCGCCAACGGAGGCCAACTCGTTAATGACGCCGCAAGCTCCAGTCGATCCGATGTTGGCGCAGGAACAGGCGCAGGCGCAGAATAGCCTCGCCAATGCGATGCAGACGCAGACCCAGGGCGATATGTCGTCGCTGATGGCGCGTTATGGCACGCAACTGTCGATGGCCGGCGCGAAGACGGGCCCGCTTGTCTCCAGCGCTACGGGCGCAATTCTTCCCGGCAAGGTCTGAGCGATGGCAAAGAAGCCCACACCCAGCCGGAAGCGTGAGCCGACAGATCTGGAAAAGGACGCCGTTGCGCGCCTCGCCGCGGCGCGGACCTGGAAGTCGTACATCGAGCTTGACGTGAAGGAGTGCTATTTCCTCGCCACGCCCAATCGCCAGCGCCAGATCAGTTCGATGACGTCGCCAAGCCAAGCCCGGATGCTCGACGCGCCCGAATTGAACACGGACGAAGCATTCATCATCGTCGAGGACTTCGTCACGGCAGTCATCACGGCGTTCATGCCCGAGGCGGAAATCTGGTGCGAGCGCGGGCCCGGCATGTTCCTGCCCGGCGGCCGTGATGGCCCGATCTGGAATCAGATTAAGGACCAGATCAAGGAAGACGACAACAAAATCTTCGAGGCGATCAAAGGCTCGAATTTCTATGCCGAGTTGCCAAAAGCCTACAACCCGGACTTGGCGATAGGGACCGCCGCGGTTTGGATTGAGCCGCCGCACCCAGGCGGGGCCATCGTGACGACGGCGATCCCGCTCCGCGAGCTTGAGATCGACCTCGGGCCTGATGGCAAGATCGACTATCGCGCTGCGGTGCGCTTCACGCGCAACCATTATATCCAGCATCTTGTCGGCGAGGCCGTGTGGGCCAAGGTTCCGCAGGAGATCAAAGACGCCTGCAAGGACAAGGCAAGCGACCGAACGCAGATCATTTGGGCGTTCTGGCGGGATTGGGAAGATCATTCCGATACCGTCTGGCAGCACGTCATTATGATCGACAACCAGATCATCCACGAGGAGAAGCTGACAGGTGAAGGTTCCTGCCCGCTGATCCCCCATCGCTTTGGCGCCACGGCTGACTGGCCGCACGGCGTCGGGCCGCTCATCAAGAGTCTGCCCAGCTTTCGGCAGATCGACGAACTCGAATACATGCGGACCAATCACGCCGCGCTGTCGATCAACCCGCCAATCACCTATCCCGACGACTCGTTTGCCGCCGTCGAGCAGGGCGTCGAAGAAGGCATGGCCTATCCGATCCGGCCGGGCAGCGAGGGCGCCGTGAAGGCGATTTATACCGTCCCGCCGCCCGAGGTCGCAAACTATCAGTACACGGAGAAGTTGAAGAAACTGCGCAAGCTGTCGTTTGTCGACTATCCCGAGCAGACTGGCGACACCCCGCCGACGCTCGGGCAATGGCTTGACGAAATGGCGCGCGCGCAGCGACGTCTCGGCACGCCCGGCTTGCCCTATTGGAATGAGGGTCCGGCCGAAATCTTCCTCCGGTTCAAGTGGCTCCTTGAGCGCAAGGGCGTCATTCGACCCGTGCAGGTCGACGGGCGCGCGATCTCGACCATGCCGCGCAACCCTGCGCAGGCCGCGGCCGAGCAGCAAGAAGTCGGCATGGCGATCAAGGCCGCGCAGTTCCTGTCGACGATGTTTCCCGAGGAATGGAAAATGTACATCGACGGCCAGAAGTCGATGCAGGACATCCTCGCCAAGATGCGCGTTACACTGTTCAAGTTCCGCAGCCAGGATCAGATCAAGGCGGCGGTCGCATCGATCTCGCAACTCGTAGGCGCTCGTCATGCCGGCGGCGTTCCAGATCAGACGCCTGGTCCGAGCGCATGAGCCAGGAAGTTTCAGATCAGGATCTGCGGGAAGCGATCGACCGCATCGCTCGAACAGCGGACGGCGGAATTCTCTATCTCTATTTGCAAAAGACGCTGTGTGGAGTCGCCTCGGACGACAGCGAGAGGGCATTGCAAGCCGACCACGGTCGCCGCAGGTTCGCTCAGCAACTCATGGGACTTATGTCCGAGGGCGTCTCTGTAAATGGTCGATCAGGTTCCGTCACCTTCACCGTCGCCTCCCGCGATCCCCGCCCCGACCGTAAGCCCGGCGCTCGTCTTGTCGGCCCCGGATCCTTTGTCCCCGGATTCTCAGACCCCGCCCGCGAGCCCCCCGGCAAGTAAACGCCCGGCCTACGTCCCCGAGTCGTTTTGGGACGCGACCAACGGCAAGGTCAAAGATACCGAGTTCGCCGCTCACTACAACGAGTTGCAGACGCGCGTCGCCGCGGATGACTCGCGACGGCTGACGATCCCCGCCAAGCCCGAGGATTACGTCGTCGCGCTCCCCAAGGACTTCGCCCTTCCCGACGGCGTCAAGTTCGATCTCGACGCGTCGAATCCGCTTTGGTCGCAGGGCCAGCAATGGGCAACCAAACACGGTCTGAGCCAGGACGCCTTCGCCGAAGCCATCGCGCTCGTCGCCGGCGACCGCGTCGGCACGCAAGCGCAGATCACTCAGGCGCGCAACGCAGAAATCGCCAAGCTCGGCGTCAACGGCACGGCGCGCGTCACGGCGATCGAGACCTGGGCCACGGGCGTTCTCGGCAGCGAGTCCGCGGGCAAGCAGTTTACGTCGCGCTTGTTCACCGCGTCCGACGTCCAGATGGCCGAAGCCCTGATTTCGCGCTTCACCGGCAGCGGCAACTTCCGCTCTGGCGGACGCGAGCCGCCCGAGGCCGCCGGCAAGATCACCGAGGCGCAATATCAGGCGATGTCGCTTCCGCAGCGCCTCGCCTATGCGCGCGAGCAGTCCGCCAAGAGGGCGTCATGAGCGTCTTCACCATTTCGTTCAACGACCCGGCCTTCGACAAGAAGTCGTCGGAAGTCGCCTACATCGCCAAGACTCTCGACCTCGTCAAGAACGAACTGGTCCGCGCCGGCGGCGCTGTCACGTCGGGGACCATCCTTGGCGTGAACCATCTTGGCGTCGCCAACACGAGTCTCGGCTCGTGGACCTACACGCCCAGCGCATCCAAGCCCTAAAGGGGAGAATCCTAAGTCATGGCCGTCTCGAATCTCCTCACGCTGACCGAATACGCCAAGGGCATGGCTCCCGAGGACGTCCGCCGTCCCGTAATCGAAATGTTCACGCAATATTCGGACGTCTTCGAGGTCATGCCCTTCGAGGGCTTGAAGGGCTCGAAGTATGTCGGCTATCGCGAGGCCGCGCTGCCGCAGCCTGTGTTCCGCGCGATCAACGAAGCGTCCTCGTCCGGCCACGGCACGATTTCGCCGTTCGACGAAGCGACCTACATCATCGACCACGACATTGACGTCGATCGCGCGATCCAGGATCGTTTCGGCCCCGAGCGCCGCAACTATGAGGAGCGCATGGGCATCACCGCCTTCGCGCGTCTCTGGATCGACACGTTCGTCAAGGGCGACCAGTCGGTCAATCCGCGCGTCTTCAACGGCATTCAGGTCCGCGCGCAGCGGTTCGGCCGCCTCTACAACAACTCGACCGCCAACGGCGGCGCCGCGCTCTCGCTCGCCAACCTCGACCAGATGCTCAACAACCTGTCGCATAAGAGCGGCACGAGCTTTCTGTTCGTCCCCTTCGTCTCGCTGCCGCTGTGGATTCAGGCCGCTCGCACCACGACCCTGACCGGCTTCGTCATGCAGACCTGGGACGAAACCGGCATGCCGAAACTATCCTATGCCGGCCACCGCCTGTTGTTCGGCTATCCGAAGGACGACCAACAGCCGGTGCTCCAGTTCAACGAAGTCCCCAACGGGACCGGAACCGCGGCGAGCGCGTCGCTCTACGGGCTGACGCTCGGCGAGGGCATGCTGCGCGGCATCTACGTGCGCAACCTGACCCCGGAAGACGTCGGGCTTCTCCAGGACCGCAAGACCTACCGGACCCATATCTCCTGGGACGTCGGCTTGGTCGACGAGTTCAAATACTGCCTGACGCGCCTGACGTCGTGGACCAACGCGCCGATCGTCGCCTAATCGACTGACCCAAAGGAGGCCCTGATGGGCGACCGGACTTATGTATATGACGCCAGCAATGGCTTGAGCGACGGCGCTGCGGCCATCACGGCGTCCGGCTACGCGCAGTTCGCTGGCGCAGACGGCGTCATCGATCTTGGCGGCAACCAGAGCGCGACGGTCACGCTCCCGTCGATCGCCAATACGGCCACGCTTTATCCGCAGCGCGCCCGCATCGACGCCGTGATCCCGATCTGGCTCACGGCGATCAAGACCTCGTCTTCGAATGAGGTCTACAAAATCATGGCGGTGCTCTCCAACGATCCGAACTTCGCCGCCTACAATATCTCGACGAATCCGTTGGGCGGTGTCGAGATCGGCGGTATGCTCGAGTTCGGCTACGGCGGCTCGAACGACGTCCCGAACGGGCTCACCACACCGGCCCCCGCGACGATCGGCGGCGACATGTACGAGTTGCTTCTCTGCACGCAGCAGAACAACATCCACTACCAGTACCTGAAACTGTACCTCGTGCTGAGTGGGACGACGCCCTCCATCACCTTCAAGGCGTTCCTCGCCCAACTGATGCAGATATAATCCAATGGCCGACATTCGCGTTTCCGAATACACCAAGATCAGCGGCGTCGAGCGTGGATCGCTCGTCGACGGCATGGCCGACCGCGAAGCGTCGATGGTCTATCTGTGGGACGCCGGCCCCACGGCCCCGACTCAGCCCAAGCGGCCGATCCCGCCGCGCGGCAAGGAAGGCGAGCCCGAGTACGATCTCGCCGTCATCGACTTCCGAGAGGCGCTGTCCGTCTATGAAGCCGAACTCAAGGCGTTCTCTGCGCGCAAAGCTGAGTACGCCCGCTGGGAAGCTCAAGTCGGCGGCGCCGAAGAAATCAAGATGTGGTCGGTCGACGCGCGCGACGCGCTTGACCGCGACAGCCTCGCCGTCAAGGAAAAGCGCCAGTCGAGCCGTCGTTACTTCATTTCGGCGCGCACTCGTGGCTTTGGCTCGCTCCCGAATGGCGGCCTTCCCGACAACATGAAGCCCGGCGCGCGGCACTTCGCCAACCTGGAACGTGAGCGCGATGGGGATTCCGATCTCGCCGCGGCCCGCCGCGCCGATCCCGTCTTTGGCGCTCAGGAGACCCGAGCATGAGACTCAAGCATCGAATTCTTGCCGCCCTCGCCGGGCTCGCGCTCATCGTCGGCCTTGCCGCGCCTGCCGCCGCCGGTCAGATGCTTTGCCGTCCGCAGGCCGCCGGCGTCGGCCCGCTTGCCGCCACGATCGGCGGAACGAGCTCTTCGGTCCCGTCCGGCACACTCTATGTCTTGAACGGCGACGGCTGCGCGATGATCGCGGGCGCCGACACCGGCTACTTCAAGTCCCAGGGCTGGTATCTCGGCGCGAACCTGTTCTCGGTCCCGTTCGGCCCGTTCACGGCGCAGTCGACCGCGACGAACTCGCCGCTGTTGCCGGCAGGTGCGTCCATCATCAGTATCCAAGTGACGGAGACGGCCGGTCAGATCGTTACCGGCGGCCTTGACGTCGGTGTCGCCGGATCGTCGGACGCCACGATCGCCTCGGCAGTCGCGGTCGGCGCCAGCGCCACGGTCGGCATTACGCCGCTGAGCGGCTACGTCATCGCGTCCACCGGCGTCCGCGTCTACTTCAACGCGCACACCAACTGGTCGGATGCGGCGTCGGTCAAAGGCACAATCTTCTACTCGCTGACCTCGCCCTACTGATTTTCTGACGACCAAGAAAGCGTGCGGCGCAAAGGGTTCCTCACCGGGGCCTTTTGCGCCGCTCTTGCGTCTGCGGTAGGGCATTGCAAGGCGCCTACGCTCGGATGACGCTATCTCATGCCCTACCAATGGCCGCTCGACGACGTCGGAATCATCAACAGCGCGCTCGCATTGACGGGCGACAATACCGTCTCGGAAGCCGATGACGGCTCCGACGAATGGAACGTCTGCTCGCCCGCCTATCAGCGCGGGCTTTCCTATGCGATGGAAAGCCATAGCTGGGGCTTCGCTACGCAGGTTGTGACACTCCAGCCGAGCCCGACACCGCCGCAAGACACGCAATGGGACACAGCCTATCCGATCCCGAGCGACTGCGTCCATATCATCTGGCTCAAGATCAATCAGGACAACTCGTCGGCCAATGGCGCGACGCTGACGCTTTACGACATCGCTGGGTCGCCGACAGGCCCCATGATCGTCGTCAATGCCCAGGGTGGCCCGCCCCCGCCCGCGCCGCCGCGTGTTCCGTCCGCGATCACGATCAAATACGTCTCGAACTCGGGCCCGCTGACCAACGCGGCCAACGGCACGCCGACGCTGATCCTCGCGCTTCAATCGTTCGTCATGTCGGGCATCTACCGCGGCCTGCATGAAGACACGGCCGAAGGCGACAAGATGTGGATGGCCGGCGAGCACATGTTGCAAATGGCGCGGACGCGCTACGACCAACAGAAGCCCAAGCGGCAGTTCTTCAATTCGCGCATGGCGGCAGCGCGCCGCGTGCGTCGTCCCTGGCCGCCGACCGGCAACGACAATTGGGGCGGCTCGAACACGCCGGGGTAAGGCATGGCAATCCCGAAGATTATCGGCGCCCAGCGGGATTTCTCGGCCGGCGAAATCGATGTAGCGCTGAAACGCTCCGACGAAAACCCGATCATGAAGACCGGCGCGCGACAGCTTTCGAACTTCCGCATTCTCAGCGGCGGCCAAGCGCAGAATCGGCCGGGCCGCCGCGCCCTATTCCTCGAGGCCGATCGCGTCGAAGAAATCCTCATGTCGCCGGGGAACGTCTTTTTTCTCGTATTCAGAAGCGGCTATCTCCGGGTTTACAACGCCGCCGGGACCAACGTCTTTTCCTCGGCGACGAAGGGCGACGGTACGACGGCGATCCCCTGGACGTCGGCCACGGTCAAGAACATCACCTTCGCCGTCGCCGCTGGCTCGCAACTCGCGATCTATATCGCCTACGGCGACGATGCGCCGCTCAACGTGCCTCAGATTCTGACGTGGGACGGGGTTTCGCAGACGTCGACGTGGACGCTGGCGACCTATGCCGAGACGATCACGCCGAGCGGCCAGAAGCGCACGGTCTTCAACCGACTGTCGCCGCAGAACGTCACCCTCTTACCGAGCGCAGTTTCCGGGGTCATCAATATCACGTTCTCCTCGAACGTCCTCGTCGCGGGGATGGTTGGGATACGGCTGACCTATTGCGGCCGGCAGATTGTCATCGCCAGTGTCACCGATGGGATGCACGGAACGGCGACAGTCATCGAACTGCTTCCCCCATCACAGGCGCTTTCATTTTCATCGAGCGCGGGCGGCTTCAACTTTGGGGACGTGGTAAAAGGGTCCGTGACGGGCGCGTCGGGGATTGTGACGTCGACGCCGGCGACGCAGCTCCTGACGGTCGGTTCCGTTACCGGAGGGTTTTACGTCGGCGACGCCGTTGTGGGCGCCACTTCGGGCGCGACAGGCATCGTCACGTCTGCGCATGCCGGCGTCATCGGCGTCCACCTTTCGACCGGCACGCAATTTGTTGCGGCAGAAAACATTTCAGGGCCATCGGGACATGGATATATTGCCGCCGTGTCTGGCATCGGTCTCGTTGTGCAAATCGTCCCCACGGCCGCGGGAATCGTCACAGTATTCGCCGGGACCGAAACTGTGGTGGGGCCATCAGGGTCTGGCGTTTTGACGTCAGCCACAATCGGGACTCCTCAGGCTATCTCGGTTTGGGACGACGAAGTGATGAACCTCTACCGGGGTTATCCGACGTCGGTTTTCTACGACCAGAATCGGCTTGGCTTCTGCAACTTCCCCGCCCAACCGTCCGCGATCGGTTGGGGCGCGATCGGACTCCCCAGCGACTTCTACGTCAGCGCTGTCGGCGCGACGGTGACAGCGAGCAGCGCGATCTATGAGTTGGCTCCGGGCAAGAGCCAGGTGCTGTTCGTGCAGGCAGGCATGGAGTCGAGCGAGTTTATCTTCTGCGACAACGCGATCTATTACCTCCCGATCACGCCGCAAAATCCGCTGACGCCGGGCTCGGTTTCGTTCACGCTGCTCAACGCGCAAGGCAGCGAACCCATCCGCCCCCAGGCGGTCCAACAGTCGATCATTTACGTGAAGCGCGGCGGGACAGAGATCGGCGCTGTGCAGGCTCCAGGCGCCTACTATCGCCCCTATGTGGTCGACGAGGTTTCTGAGTTTCACTCGCATCTGTTCATCGCCTCGCCGCCGATCGCGATCGCCGTGCCGACCGCGACGGGACAGTTCGAGGAGGACTACGCCTACATCCTGTTGCAGAACGGGACGCTCGTCATTGCGAAGTTTGGGATCAAAAGCGGCCTGCTCGACTCCGGGCAAGACGGCAAGCCGAAAATGGGATGGCTCCCTTGGAGCGGCTCGGGGTCCGTGAACTGGATTTCCGCCCAAGGCCAAGACCTGATTTTCACGACGACCTATGCGGTTGCCGGGGCGGCACCCGTAAGCGTCGCCGAAGTGCTGGACAGCCAGCAATTTCTCGACTGCCAGATCTCTGTGGCCGCCCCGCCGACGCCGTTCGTGACGGCCGGCAAGGGGCCGCTCTACTTCCTTGCCGGCGGGAGCGTGACCTTGTTCGACGGCGCGCTGCCGATGGGGACGTACAAGATCGACGCCAACGGCAACATCATCCCGCAGTTCAACGGCGGCGAGAACCTTTCGAGCGCCGCGCTCGTCGCCGGCCAGCCGTGGACGGCCGTGCTCGAGCCTTTCATCCCCGACGCTCCGCCCGGTCAGAGCGTGCATCAACGCATGTGGAAGCGGCGCGTCTCGCGCATGGCGGTCTACGTCAGCAACTCGTCGGGCTTTCTGCTCGCCCGGTTGTTCTCTGGCCCGATCACGCCGGCCACGGCGGCCGCTGGGCAGGCGCTGGGGGCGATCATGAACACGCTGCGCATTCCCACATGGAACATCGGCGACAACGTCGAGATCGCGCCGCCGTTGCGCGAGGAAGCCTATCGCTGGCGCCCGCTCGGTCGCTCGTTTGACCCGCGCGTTGCGTTGGTGAAAGACACGCCGGGCCCGCTCACGGTTCACGAAATCGGCTTGGAGGCCAGCATATGACCGACCCGGTGACAGCGGTTGCGCTCGGCTCGATGGCGCTGAAAGCCGGCGGCTCCGTGTTGGGCGGCGTAGGGACGGCAAACGCCGACACCTATAAGGCGCAGGAACTCGACCTCGCCTCGCAGGAAGGAACGCTCAAGGCCACGCAGACCAACGCGGGCCTGACGCGCAACCTGTCGAACACGCTGGCGAACATCGACGCTGTGCGCGCGTCCGCCCACACCGACATCACGTCGCCGACCGGCGCGGCGGTGCGCGGCCAGACCGAAGCGACGGCGAGCGACAATAAAGGCATTCAGGTCGGTTCGATCATGGCGCAGGCCAGTGAGGACGCTGCGGGCGCGGCCTATATGAGGTCCGCATCGAGCACGGCGCTCCTCGGCGGCCTTGCGGGCGGGTTGGCCGCCGGTATCCAGGGCGTCGCGGGCCTGCCTGCGCTCAGTGGGGGCTGATAATGGTGGACATCCTCGATACGCTCCCGAAAGAAGTCGCCACGACCGCGATCCCGCGCGCGCCGCTCAGCGCCGGCGACGTCGCGCAGCCCTGGCAGGAAATGAGCCGTGCGGCCGATCAACTCGGGACCGCGCTCGGCGACGTCGCCATTCCGCTCGCCAAGCGGCAGGCCGCGCAAGACATCAATTCTGGCGCAGCGTCGAAGGTAACGCGGGCGCCAGACGGCTCAGTCCAGATCGCGACGCCCGAGAATGCGCCGCTGATCTTCGGCGAGGCCGGCAAGGCATATGAAGCCGCCGTCGTCCAGGGGACTGCGGCCAAAGCCTCGAATATGATCTCGCAGGACTTCACGGAAGGACACGCCAAGTTCCCGCTCGACCCGGCTGGGTATAAGGCATGGGCGACTGCGCACCTTCAGGAAATCGCGAAGCAGCAAGGCAACACGCCGCTCGGCCAGGAAATCCTTCGCCAGGGCGGCGATCTGCTGACGCAACATCTGAACGGGATCACGAACGCCACGGCGTCGAACGACATCGAGAATTCGAAGAAGTCGATCCTCGCCAACATCGATGACAAGAAGAATGCGTTGCAGGCGTTTGCCGCGACGCCGGGCGGGACCGAGTCGCCGAAATACGCGCAGACGCTTGCTGAATATGATGCGTTGCACAACGGGCTCGCCAACAACCCGCTGTTCAAAATGCCGGCCGACCAGATTGCCTTGGAGCGCAAGGAGTTTGTTGGAACGCTGCGCGGCGAGGCGCTTGTCGGGCATATCGACGACACGGTCCAAAAGACCAACAAGGCCGAAGCGCAGAAGCAACTCGGCCAGCTTCTCCAAGACCCCGACATCCCGCGCGAGGAGGCGATGCGCCTCTACCGCCAAGGCATGTCGCATTTGGAGCTGGCGACCAACGAGCAGCGCGCGGACTACAAGGCGGCGAAGGAAGGGCTCGACCAAGTCATCAAAGGATTTGCCGAAGGCAAGCTCGATCCATCAGACCCGAAAATTGCTCAACTCGCTAAACAGGCATTCGCCGCCGGCAACCCTGATGTTGCCTATCAGCTTCAATCCGTAGTCGCGGCGCACAACGGCCACTTGACCCTCGACGGTCTGCCGGCGGCGGCGCGCGCGCAAGCGACGGACGGTCTCTCCCCGGTCTCTGGCTTCGACGCGTCGGTCAGCCAAGTTATGAGGATGGAGGGCGGCTATACCGTCGACAATGGCGGCCCTACCCGCTTCGGCGTGAGCCAGCGCGGAAACCCCGACGTCAATGCGGCCACGCTGACACCGGGCGACGCGAAGGAAATCTATCGGTCGCGCTATTGGAACGCGATCGGCGGCGATCAACTGCCGTCGAACATGCAGTTCGTTGCGCTCTACGGAGCCGCCGCGTCTGGACCCGGCAAGGCGAAGGAATGGATTGCGCAAGCTGGTGGCGACCCGAACAAGTTTCTCGATATTCAGGACGCGTTTCAGCGCCGGCTCATCGCCAACGATCCTACGAGCTATGCGCGCTATGCGCAGTCGTGGCAGAACCGGATTGCCGAGGAGCGGCGCATGGTCAACGGCGGCGCCGTCCCGCCGGGACCGCAAGGCGGCAGCAACCCTCACGACCTCCCCGAGTATTTTCGCGCGCTGGCCGAATCGAAAGACACGCGCGCCAATGCTTTTGGCGCGGCGAGCGATGCCGCCTTGCAGGCGCTGAAACTCGGCAACCCGATCACGCCCGACGCGATGACGCTGATCGCGCAGACTGCGGCAACCGGCACACCCGAGCAAAAGGCAAAGGCGGCCGAAATCTACGGGCAACAGCAAGCGCAGATGGCGCTCGCCACCGGCGGGAAAGATCGCGTCATCCCGTCCGGCGGCGATCGCGCGCCGTCTCCCATGTCGGACGCGCAGCGCGACGTCGCGGCGCAGCAATGGATGGCCGGCGCGGCCAAGGCGACGGACCTGCTGACGCAGCGCATGCTCCAGTCGGCCGCCGAATATGCGAAGACGCAGGACAAGCGATTCCAGGAAGCGCCGATGGCTGAGGGCGCGCGCCGGTTCAGCCTCGCGCCGCCGAACCCGATCGACCCTGCGCAGCCGAGCGACGTCGCGGGCAACGTCGCCTATCGCGGCGTGCTGGCGCAGCACATCGGCGAGTTGAACGGCACGGCCAAGCCCGGCCTGCTCGACAAGGACGAAGGATCGTCGCTGCGCGCGGTGCTGACGGGGCAGGCCGGCGCGCAAGTTCTCGGGCAAATCGCGACGGCGGTGCGCCCGCAAGACATGGACGCTCTGGCGCGCGAGCCAGCCTTCAAAGAAAGCGTCGTCGGCATGTCGAAGTCGGACGACCCAGCGAAGCGCCGCTCGGCGTTCGGCTTCATGAACACGCTCGCCAACCGCGACGTGCAGACGTTCAAGGCCGCCTTTGGCGAGGAGGGAATCAAAGACCTGAGTGCGTGGCAGGGCCTCACGTCGATGATGACGGATGACGCTGCGACCAAGCGCATGATGCAATACAACGACCCCTCGACCGTTGGCGCGCGCGACGCGCTCGAAAAGGTTGCGACGAAGGCGCTGGAGAGCGTGACGGCGGCGCAAGTCGTCTCGAAGTTCTCGACCGGCCTCTGGCCTTTCGGGACAACCGCGCAGGCGCCAGTGAACACGGCCGACGCCGTGAACGCGTCCGCGGTGCTCCATTCCGAATACAACCGCGTCTACCGCGACGTGTTCGCGCAGACGGCCGACACGGCGTCGGCCGACACCGCGGCGATGAACGTCCTCAAGACCAAGTTCGCCGTGTCGCCGTCGAACGGCAACCGCGTCATGGCGAACGCGCCCGAGACGCATTATCCCGAGGTCGCTGGCTCGCATGATTGGATCAGCCACCAGCTTGACGACATCGTGGCCGCTCATGTCGGCAAGTCGCCATCTGAACTTCCCGCCGCGCTTGGCCTGGCTGGCGCAGGCGGCCCGATGGGTGAAACTGCGCTCGGCTCGACAGACGCCGACGACCGCTACAAGACGCCGCGCTCGCTGCTTTCCGACAAAACGACGGAGGCCGACCTAGCCGCCGGCAAGCCTCCATCATATCAGGTCGCGCTTCAAGACCCGAACGGCCGATGGTCCGCGCTGACGGAACCGAGCGGGGCAGCGACGCGCGTTCGCTTCGACCCGGCGCAATATCAGACTGACCTCGCCGCGAAGATGGAGCGCATCGCGCCATTCGCCCGCGCGCTGGCCGCAACGCATCCCCAGGGTTTCTGACTAATGCCGACGTTCCCGGAAGGCCAAGACCCGCTCGACCAGGGCCGCGCGCCCGTCTACGGGACAGTTCCCTTTGCCCAGCCAAGCGCCGCGCCGGCGCCGACGACTGGCGAAACGATCAGCGCAGCCTTCCGCCTCAACAACCCGGTCGTGTCTGTCCTCGACGCGCTCAGCCGCAACAGCGGCTATCACGAACCCGTCGCCGGCTACGATGCGATCCCGCGCCTTGTCGGCACGAAATACGAGCCGCTGCTCGAGCAGTCGTTGGTCGACCAAAGCCCAGGCGAGACGGACGCGCGGATGGCGAAGTTCGACTCTGAGCAGAAGGACATCGCGACGAACGCCGCCTCGGGTTGGGTCGGCGTGGCCGCGAACATCGTTGCCGGCGCAACTGACCCGTCATGGTTCATCCCGGTATTCGGCGAGGCGCATGCGGCCGGTGAGGGCTTGTCGATCGCAGCGCGCGCGGCGCGCGGCGCTTTCGAAGGCGCGCTGAAATCGACCGTGAGCGAAGCCGCGCTCATGTCGTCGCAAGTCACGCGCACCCCGCGCGAGGCCGTGGCGGACATCGCGACGAACACGCTGCTGATGGGACTGATCGGTGGCGGCGCTGGCTGGCTGAGCCGCGGCGAGCACACGAACGCCGTCGACGGACTGGAGGCGGTGCGCCGCGACCTATCGCCGACGCCAGAAACTCAGGCCGTAGCGGCCGTCGACGGCGGCGCCCAAGCCGGCGGCCCGCTGACGTTGCGCGATCTGATCCCCGCCTATGAGAAGGCGCGCGCCGACCAGGGCGGTTTCTCGTCCGTCAAAATATCTGACGTTCTGCGCGAGAGCGGCGTTCCGAAAGAGGACGTGCAACGTGTGCTGCTCGAGGAAGCCAAGGCCGGCAACGTCACGATCCATCCGACGACGTCTGAACACGCGCTCGCCGACCAAGCGATGCAGGATGCAGCGATTCGTATCCCAGGGCGCGAGGAGCCGCTGACGCACGTCGACATGAGCGATGCAGCCCAGCGCGCCGAGCCAGACCGCGTGCCCGTCGAAGTCGCGCCGTCGCCGCGCGGGCTGGCGAACGATCTCAGCGCCGCGTCGTCCGATCAGCGCGACATGCAGCTTTCGCGCATTGGCTTGCCACCGTCCTATCAGGAGGCGATCCGCCAAGTTGGCGCCGGGAAAGCGCTCGACGTCTTCACCGCGGCGACGATGCACATGTCGCCGAACCTGCGCGTCTATTCGTCGCTGTCGCTGGCGGCAAAGCGCACGATGGGCGACCTTGTCGACACGGCGCTGAAATTCACCCAGGCGGCTCGCGGCGTGACGGCGGCGCGCGGCGGCGTGACGGTCGAACGCATCGGGAAAATCCTTGAGCCGAAGTTCAACCGCGAAGCGCGCGACGCGATGCGGGACGGCTTCATTGCCTACCGCAAGATGCAGGGCCAAAAATTCGCCATGCTGCGCACCGCGGTCTCGGATTTCCGCGCCGCCGATCACCCGCAGATGACATGGGAGGACTTCAATAAGGCGGTCTATGTGGCCGGCACGCAGGCCGACGCGCATGAGGTTCCCGAAGTCGCCGCGACCGCCGCGCGCATACGCGCCAAGATCATCGACCCGATTGCGCAGAAAGCCGAAAGCGTGATTGGGCCTGACGGCAAGCCCATGCTTTCCGCCGAGCGCGAGCCGCCGAAGGGCGACAAGTCATTCATGCCGCGCATGTGGGACAAGACGAAGATCGCCGCCGGCTACAACAAAATCCATCGCGTCATTTCCGATTGGCTCGAAGGCGAGCAAGCCCGGAAACTCGACTTGCGCGACAAGCTGGAAATGTTGCAGCGCAAGCACGAAAACCTTGGCCGCGACATCGAAGAACTCGACCCTGCGCAGAACAAGTGGCGTGAAGATCAACGTGCGCAACTTCGTTCGCGCATGGAAGAACTGCTGACCGATTGGCGCGGCAACACGACGGACGAAGCCATTGCGGCGCTCAAAGCGCGCGAGCGCGGGGAAGCGACGAGTCCCGAGCGCGTAAGCCCGTCGAAATCGGCAGACAAGGCCGTTGACGCCGCGATCAAGAAAATTCTCGAAAGCGACAAACTCGACCTCACGCGCTCAGAAATAGAGGGCCGCGCCCACGAAATCCTGGCGCGCATCAACACGGCGCCCGATGGCCGGCTACCCTACGACATGGGCAGCGGCGGCCCGCAGATGGGTGCCCCAGGCTCGCCGCAGAACGCTGTGCGCGGATCGCTCAACGCGCGCGACTTCGCCATCCCGTCGCACCTTGTTCAAGACTTCGTCCATACGGACATGCAGCACGTCATGTCGTCGTTTGTGCGAACGACCGTTCCCGATATTCACCTGACCGAACGCTTCGGCGACGTCGACATGATCGAGGCGTTCCGCAAGATCGATGAAGATTACGCCGCGGCGAAGACGGCGGCCGGCGACGACGCGAAGAAGCTGCTGGCGATCGACGCCGAGCACAAGGCGATCGTGCGCGACGTCGCCGCGATGCGCGACCGCGTCCGGCATGTCTATGGCTGGGAAATGGCGAAGTCGCAGCCCAACATGGCGCGGCTCGCCAACGATGCGAAGAACTTCAACTTGCTCACGGATCTCGGAACGTCCGTGTTCAACCGCCTCAACGACGCCACGAATGCGGTCTGGCGCCACGGGCTCATGAACGTGTTCGCCGATGGCTACATGCCGTTCTTCAAGTCGCTGACGGGCATGGAAAAGGACTTCATGCCGGCGGCGCGGCAGTCGATGAAGGATATGCAAGTCGGCGTCGACACGGTCGGCGGCCACCTGTCGCATCAGTTCGGCGATGTGCTCGACAACATGCGGCCCGGCAATCCGTTTCAGCGCGCGCTGTCATGGGCCGGCGAGAAGTCGATGATGGTCAACCTGCATGCCCAATGGACGGACGGCATCAAGACGATCACCGGAACCGCCGCCGCGGCGAACTTCCTGCGCACGGCGGAGAAGGTGACGCTCGGGACAGCGAGTGAAGCCGACATCGCCAAGCTCGCCCAGGCCGGAATTGAGCCGTTCATGGCGCGGCGCATATGGGAGTCGTTCAAAGCCCCCGGCGGCGGCGAGACGTTCAATGGGCGCACGCACGTCGCCAACTCGGCGGCATGGGCCGACAAAGGCGCGGCAGACACCTTCGCGGCCACGATCGGCCAGGACGCCGATAAGTCCGTCCTGATGCCCGGAATGGGCGAGAAGGCGCTGTGGACAGATCAGCCAGTTCTCTCGCTCATCGGGCAATATCACTCGTTCATCATGGCCGCGCACGAGAAGCTGCTGATCTCGAACCTCCAGCAAATGGACATCCACACGCTCGAAGGGCTTATCGCTTCGATCGGCATGGGCATGATCTCGTATCGCGCCTACACGCTCTGGAGTGGCGCTCCGGCGAGCGACAGGCCGCAGGATTGGATCAAGGAGGCGATCTCGCGCTCGGCGATGACGGGTTGGCTGAGCGAGGCCAACGCCGTGCAATCCAAATTCACCGGCGGCAAGAGCGACATGTTCCGCCTCATCGGCGCCGACAATCCGCTGTCGCGTCGGCAGACATCGAGCGCAACGGCCGACCTGCTCGGCTCGACCTACGCCAAGATCGAAGGCATCGCCGGCGGCGTCAACGACCTCTCGCACGGGTCTTGGAACGCTATGGACACGCATAAGTTGCGGCAGCTCATGTGGTTTCAGAACCTGTTCGCAATCCGCAAGCTGCTCGACAATGCCGAAGACGGGTTCAACGAGCGCCTGGGGGTCAAGCCGATGAACCGCGATCCGTCGCTTTGGGGGCCGAAACAACAAGCGCCCTAGCAGGGCATTGCAAGCCCGCTCCCGGCCGCGCGAGGCTCCCGGCATGGTGAACCTGCGCCGCTTCCTCCTCGCCGCGCTTCTGGCGCTTGGTCTCACGCCCGCCATCGCGCAGGCTCCTTCGCCTGTGCCGGCGCTCCCCGACGCCGCGCGCCTCACCACCTACAGCATCAGCGCTTCGACCTGCGCCTGCGCGGTCAATTTTGCGCTCTACGGCAACGCCAGCGTTGGCGATTATTACGACTGGGTCCAGGTCTATCTCAACGGCAACCCGGTCGCCTACAATGACGCGACCTATGGCTGGACGATCACGAGTCCGAGCGGCCCGCTGGCGTCAATCGCGCGCCCAATCACCGACGCGGTTCTGACCTTCACCAACGCGCAGACCGGGACGGTGCAGATCATCGGCGCCTATCGACCCGCGCGGCTTTCGCAGTGGCAGGAAAACCAGGGTGTCCCGGCGCGCAACCTCAACGTCGCCATGTCGTCGCTCGTCGCGACACAGCGCGAGACGTGGGACAGGTTGAACGACGTCGGCGGCATTGTGTCTGGCCTTACGAAAGACTCGCAAGGCAACATCATAGGCCACGCGACGCTCGACGTCCCGCTCCCGACGCCGTTGACGAATGTCTCAGGGTCGAGCCTAACCACAGCGGCAAATGTTTCATGCACGTCGGGGTCTCCGAACGTCACGCTGAATAGCGCGGGGGACTTCGCTAACGGGCAGGGCATCCGAATCGATAGGTGCGGCGCGACGTTCGGGCTAGGCGCCCCGACAGGGCTCACAATCACGCCGACAGGGACGACGGGTTCGACAACGTACACTTACACGGTTGCCCCGATTGATACGGCTGGCGGCGTCGGACCTGCCATCGCGGCGGTTTCGACCACAACGGGCAATGCGACGCTGAGCGCGACGAACTACAACGCGCTGGCATGGACGGCTCCGGGGGGAACCGCACCAAGTGCATACGCGGTTTACGAAACGGCTCCGGTTGCGCAACTTGTCGGCGTCACCAATTTCGTCACGAGCTTCAAGGACTTCGGCCTCGGGGGTGTGTATGTTCCTGATTGGCTTTCTCCGACGCCTCCTGCGAGTGCTACGAACGATTGGTTGCTGACAACAATCTCGGCCGGGGGAGGAACTACTTCGCTTACGGTTGCCGCAAATGCGAGCCAGACGACATCGACCGCTGTTGCTGCTCATGATGACACGATTGCGTTGCAGGCCGCGCTGACGGCTTCGGCTTCTAGTGTACTCTCGCTGCCATGCGGGAAGTACATGCTGACTGGCACGTTGCAGGAGACTGATCTAGGGACGTATTACATCCGAGGCCAAGGCAACTGCACGCAATTTTGGTTTGTCGATTCACAAGGGCTGACGGGGATCAAGTTTCTCCCGGCGATACCAAACGGGAACGTCGATCCGACCGCTGCGATTGAGCAAGTCTGGCTCCGCAAACTCGGGGCGGCGGGCGGAATAGCTGCAAGGTTCGGCAATGAGAGCGTGCTGTTTCGCAACAACACCGTCCAGGGGCGGTGGGCAAACGGTGTTTATCTGACGACTTCGTATGCTCCGACAATTGACTTCAATGAGTTCATTGGCGGGATTTCCGGAAACGTCATCGACTGCACCGCGGATAGCAGTTGCAACAATGCACGTATTTGGCGGAATGGAATTTTCGGCAATGGGTGGGCCGGGGGCGGATCGGCTGTTGCGTTTGGCAACGGCCAAGGGTGGTCGCTCATCGGGGATGATTTTGAGGGCAACTACAACGAACTTTCGTTCAACAATACTTATGCCGGGACGATTGAATCGACCGACTTTGAGAGTTCTACTAACGCATTGTTCGTGTTTGTAGGCGTCAATGGGAATCTGAACTTCACGGGGAATACCTTTGCGGGAAATCCGACGCTGACGCTATCGGGAACAACGATCGTAAACAGCAAGTTCGACGGCAACGCGACATACAACACCGAGATCGACCAAGGAACAGCGTTGACCGTGACGGGAACAAACAATGTGTCGAGCGGGACCGGCGGGATTATGCTTCCGGGGTTCAAACAGTACACGATCGCGAACTTGCCAACTTGCAGCGCGGCGACAAACCTCGCCAAGGCTTACGTGACAAATGGCGTCGCAAGTCCGGCGTTCCTCGGGGCAGTTTCGACAACCGGCGCGGCGTTACAGCCGGTCGGCTGCAATGGCACAGCTTGGGTTTACGGAGGCTGAACATGGTTGGTTTCGCGGGTTTCGACAGGAGCGACTATCCCGGCAAGGCCGCGATGGATTGGCTCAAGGCCAACACGAATTTTCGCTGGTGCGGATTCTATCTCGCGCCGGCGCCGAGCCACCAAAATACGAGTTGGATGGACGCCGACGACGCCGACTTCGATGGTTGGGGATTTGCCCCGATCTACGTCGGTCAGGAGACGACAGGACCGGGAAGCCATTCTGTCACGGCGGCGCAGGGCACCATCGACGGTGCTGCCGCGTGCGCGCTGATGCTCAAGGCCAACTTCGACCACGGCAGCTTCGTCTATCTCGACCTGGAGAACGGGCCGCCCTTGCTGACGGCAGAGCGTGAGTACGTCGGCGCGTGGTGCGATGCTGTCGTGGCGCAGGGCTTCGGCGCCGGCGTCTATTGCTCATTTCTGTTCGCCGCGCAGATCAAAGCGCTTCGCCCGAACGCGCGCATTTGGGCTTTCCACGTCCGCACGGTGAGCCAGCACACGGTTTCCGGCGCGGCCTTCCCGACGCCCGATCCGTCGACGAGCGGCTTCTTCGGCGCGGATCTCTGGCAACTCGACGACGAGGCGATCATCCCGTGCGCTGCGGCGCCGAGCGGTCATCTCATCGTCGACTTGAACAGCGCCAACAGCGCCGACCCGAGCACGCCATGACGATCCCCGCGCTGGCCGCAACTGAGATCATCGTCCTGGCGCTCCTCAGCGTCCTGGCGTTGATCGCGTCGCGCCGGCTGGAGGATCGCCGCGCGCCGGAATGGGTGCAGGTTGCGCTTTTGACCATCTTGTTGGTAGCCGCCGCCGGCGCCGTGCTTTGGTGTCTCGACGGCTCGGTAGTGGACTGAGGAGAACGATATGGACCCGCAAGTCAAAAGCTTCCTGACGAGTATTGTCCTCGCAGGCGCCACCGCGCTTGCTGGGCAAGCCGCAACCGCCGGACTGATCCCCGGAGCCGATCAAGCCACCTTCGCGAACGATCTCGTGGCGATCTTCTTCGGAGCCATCGCAGCCGGGGCCGCTTGGTACAAGGCCCGCCAGCACACGCCGACTGCGCAGATCGCCGCCGTCAACAACGCCGACAACGGCGTGAAGGTCGTCCTGATCGCCGGGGACAACCGTGCTGTGGCGACGCCTGTCTATGGTCCTGGGGCTGTCTCTCCGCCGATTGCGACGGTCGCGAAGGCGATCGCGCTGGCGTTCATCCTCTCGGCCCTCCTGCACGCAGGCTCTGCCTATGCGGGGGAGAAGGTCATCCTCGCCGCGCGCGGCGGCCAGAGCGCCCCAAGCGACATCATCACGCCGGCCGCCGACGCCGCCGTTGTGCCTCAGGGCGGCCCTCTCGCGGCGCTCTCCGACCTGTTCGCATCCGACTTCGCCGCGGCTGAGACGCTCGCGACTTCGACCAGCATCAAAGACGGCAACGGCCAAGCGTGCTGGACCGCCTTCGGGCCGTTCGGTGAGGTCTTGAAGGCCCATCCCAACGCGTTCACGGGCAAGCTCGCGACCGACCTCGAGGCGCAGCGCCTCGCCGTCATCGCCGCGCGCAGGCTCTGCGACAACGTCGCTTGCAACACGGTATTCACGGAGCTCGCCGCGGGCGTCCAGAGCGTCGTGAGCAGCCTTCCGATCAGCGTGGGTGTCAACGCGACGCCGATCAATCTGTTCGCCCAGGCGTGCTCGCATGTGCCGACGGTGCAGGTCGTCGCGCCGGCCGCCGCGCCCGCCCCTATGCCTGGAGGTTGATATGGAACTCTTTTGGTCGTTTTGGGTCATCACGATAGCCGTCAGCTTCGGTATCTTCGAGTGGTGGGCGCTCCACACTGGCCGCGCGACGCTTTCGCGAACGGTGTGGGAATTCAGCCGCGCATGGCCACCGCTACCGTTCTTCGCCGGGCTCCTCGCCGGTTTTCTCGCCGCCCATTTCTGGTGGATCGGCATGGCCTGCGACATGGCCAGGAACGGCGGCTGACGTGACGGGGATCGAGGAACGGGTTGCGGTCTTGGAGACCAAGGACGACGCTCGCGACAGAGCGGACATCGACCACGCCGAATTCCGCAAGGAGGTTAGGGAAGCGTTATCTTTGCTGCTTGCCCGCTCGAACGAGTGGGCGGGCGTGCGCAAGACTCTCGCAGCCATCGCTGCGATCGTGACCTTCACAAGCGGGATCGTCGGCTTCGCTCTCCACGAGTTCTGGCCGCACATCGCCAACGGAAAGTCCTGACATGAAACGCCTGATCCTCAGCTTCCTTGCGACAATGTTCTGCGCGTCCGCGGCGCTGGCGCAGGTCAGCCCCTACGCGACCGCGCCCTCGTCGACGCTGACGAGCGGCACGGCGACGTCGCTCTCTGCCGGCCAACTCATCGCGTCGTCGGCGACGGCGGGTTCAATCGTCGTCCCGTCGTTCCCTATCTCGAATGCGAGCGGCGGCGCGCTCATCCCGAAGCTGGTGCTGACCGTTAACGCGACCTCGGGATGGTCCGGCGCGCAAGTGCAGGTCGATCTCTGGTATGCGGCGCCGACGTTTACCAATGGCGACGGCGGGACTTACGCCCCGGCGACCGGCGCGGCGGGCTACCTGGGGTCGCTGACGTGCACATTCGGCAGTACGGTAGGGTCGGCCACCCTCGGGCAAGCCGGCGACGGCGCCTATGCTGAGTGCTCGCCAAACGCAGGGACCGTCATGGCGCCGCATCTGCCGACCGGCACTTCGATCTACTGGACGCTCGTTTCCTTGTCGACCGTCACGAAAGCGTCGGGAGCGAAGTTTACCGCCACCCCCTACAGCGCGTTGAATTGACCATGCGCGGCCTGCTTTCTCGGATCTTCGCCGTAGCGCTCGCGCTGGCGATCGCCGTCCTGGCGCCGCCGGCAATAGCTGACAGCGGGCAGGGACTTCTATTGTTGCTTGGCGGCGGTGCCCCATCTTGGGTTCTCCCGCCCGCGCGCAACGGCGTCGATCTGTGGTTCGCCAAGGGCTTGTACTATCTCAAAGGCGCGACGGGGGCGTTGACGAACACCCGCGCCAGCAACGAGACGTGCGTTACTTCGCTAGGGGCCTTGGTTCAGGTCGGGTCGAATCAGAACTGCGTGACGGACCTCGGGGTTGGCAAGTGGGAAGGACGGACGAACAGCCTCTACAATAGCACGATGGCGGGGGCGGTTGTCGGAACCCCAGGGACGTTGCCGCTCCATTGGTCGATTCCGATTCCCGCCGGGTTGTCGCAACAAGTCGTGTCTACGGCAACCGACAGCGGGCTCCCCGCAATTCAAATCCGGCTGTTCGGAACTTCAACCGGCACGGCCTTCGCGATGCAACTAGAGACGACGACGCAGATTGCTGCGCTCTACGGCCAGACGTGGACGGGGTCGGTGTATTCAAAGATGATCGCGAATGTCTATCCGGCCAACGTAAGCTCGTTCAACGTGAAAGTCGCCGAGCGGAATTCCGGTGGAACGACGCTAAATATGGCCCAAGCCAACATATCCCTGGCCTCGGGCGCCGTCGGATTGCAGCGAACAGCGGTCAGCTACACGCTGCCCGACGTAACCGCGGCGTTTGTCGGGCTCCGGGTTGACGGGGTTATCACGTCGGGAGTTCCGATTGACATCACTATCGAGCTTGCGGCGCCGCAACTCGAACTCAACAACACCCCCGCCAGCGTGGCGAGTGCGACGGTTGCGACGGGCGGGACATGCACGCCAGGATCAAACATCACTTGGACCATTCCGACCGTCAACGGCGGCACGGCCGCGACTGTGACGGGCACAGTGACCGGGACGACGCTGAGCGGCGCGCTGACAGTCACGGGCGCGGGTTCTTACACCGTTGACGCCACGCATGGGCTTCCGGCGAGCCCTGTGACCGTGACGGGTGGAACCTGTACGACGCAGCCGACGATCAACCTCGTTCCAGTCGACAACGCCGCAGCGGGCTTCGCTACCCCGCCGATTCTGACGACGAACGGCGCGCAGGCGAGGACGGCGGACAGCATCTCACTGCCGGTTACGGCGTGCACAAGCCTTGCGTCACTCTACGGCGTTGCGACTCCTGGATCTCCTGTTGCGACTGCCGATCAGCCCGTGGCTTCGCTCAACAATGGCAGCACTGTCAATTCGCTTACTATAAAGCGGCTTTTTATGTCTCCGAAATCTGCGGCGGACGAGCTTTCTTCGTCGAATTTTTATCGCGCTGGACCTTCTCCTGCGTGGCCGCAGGGTGTCTCGGGCAAAATAACAGCAACGTCGATCTCTGGAACACTGAACGCCGCCTTCAACACGGCAAACACAGCGACCGCGAGTCCGATCGGGTTTCCTTCGGGAATGAACAAGCTGCAAATCGGAACCGATCAATACGGCAACATATTCAACGGCACAATCTCCCGCGTCGCCGAAGTGTGCAACCAGTCGCTCTTGAACCAGTGAGGATTTATGGGACCGTTCGATTACATCTTCGCTTTTCCGTCTCAGGATGCTGCAAAAGCAGACCCGGTTGTCGGCGCGTGGTGGTCCGCCCCTTCGGCTCTGTCGCCCGGCGGGTGGATCGGCAACGTCATCCCCGGACTGTCCGTCACGATCAACGGGACGGGCGGCACGATCCAAGTCACGGATGAAGCCGGCAACGTCACGACGCAGCCCGGCCCTGACGCCCCGCTCGATGGCCTCTGGCGCATCGCCATCGCCACGCGGGAGCGCGACCCGAAGCTCGACGCGTCGCCCGCGCTTGAGGTTTCCTCGGATCGGGGGCTGGCGCTGTCCGGCGCTGCGCTGGCCGCATATGTGATATTTTCGGCCGTGCCTCTGCCAAACCTCTCGGCGCTAACTGTGAGCCCGAAGTTCGCCGGGTCGCCTTACGGATACGGGACGTCCTGAACCACGGTCGCCTCAAGCCCCATTCCCCGCCATATCGCAGCTTCGCGCTCGGCTTCGGCAAGTGTCCGTGGCTGGATGATCGTCACGCGCGCGTTGCCGAAGGGATGGCGCGCGACTACGTGGTAAGTTGCGTCAGTCATTGGCGCTCACCACCGCAATCGCCGCCTTCGCATTCTCGCGATCCCTGAGCGCCGTCGCGTCCGCCCTGGTCATGCCCTTCGCGATCGGTCGAGAATCGTACCCCTTGGCTCGCTCGTGGACCGCGAACGTGTGGTCAGGCCCGTATTGCATTATCGCATACGTGTGGATCGCGGCGGCGACGCGGTCGATTAGATCAGACATTGTCGTCGTCATCATTCAGCCATTCCGCTTCGGTCGGCCGCTTTTTATACCCAGGAGGCGGGAACTTCGCGTCGGCCTCGATGATTTTTCGGACGCGCGGTAGCCATTGGTTGTAGGCCCCGTCCGAAACGCCGTTCCGATAACTAGCATCCATTCCGTAAATCGCTACGATGAGCGACAGGATAACCATGAACGCGAATACGATCTCAGCCATTTGTTGCGCACCTTTCCTCTTTGTCGGCGAGAGCGCGGATAATGTCCCGGTCGTAGCGTGAGACAACGCATATTGCAGCCTATCTCAGCGCCGCCTCGATCTCGTCAAGCAGGGCTGGGGTGATGGTCATGACGTCTCGTCCTTCGCGTTGGCTTCGATGCGGGCTTTCCATGCGGCAAGCTGCTCGGCGCCGATCACGGCCCTGATCTCGCGCGAGAGGCCATTCCACACGAGCCCAAGCGCGCTCGGCGTCGACAACTTCGCCGCAGCCTCGCATTGCGCCACGGCGGCGGCGATGGCCTCTGGCGAGGCCGCTGGGGTGGCTGGCTGCGGCGCAACCTCCGGGACCATCAGCGGCCGCACCGTGTAAGGCTTCCGGCTGGCGCGTGTCGCCGTCAAAGCCATTGTCACGGGGCCTTCGATGTCCGACATGTGGCTGATGCGAATCCCGCCAACGGCAAGCCCGCCGAACATCACCTTTTCGTCGCGGTAAAGCGTCATGCTGCGACCGATGTACTTATTGCCGTCGTCGCCCCACACGATGATTAGCACGCGCCGCATGGACTTGCAGGGCTTATACGGCTTGCCGCCGTCGCCGTCGAAGTTGATAGCGATCGGCTGATCCGCTTCTGCCAGTAGCGACACCTTCGTCACTCTGACGGTCATCGTCTGCCCGATGAGATCGTCAGAATTAAGCTGGTCGCTTTTCGGGGCAACTGTTGATCTGAGGTCCGTCATAGCCTGATCTCCTGGTACAGTTTGCGCTCTGTCGGTAGCAGCCGGACATTGTCGGCTTTGACGATTGCGTGATATTTGTCGATCTTCTCGGCAATCCTCTTTTCAAAAGCCGCCGCAGCCGAGACAATACGCTCCTGAATTTCAAGGTCAGGATAGACGCGAACCGTCAACATGTGGGCTCCGCCGCAATACGATACGAAGTCGCACCATTTGCGCTCTGTCACCAAAAGCCCGGTCTGGACCTGCAACACAAAGTCGGTAGGAATCGTTTGCTGCTCGGCGTTTTCAATAATCGTCTCGAATTGATATTTCTGGCTGCGAGACTTCACTTCGAGCTGACCATCCTCGCCGATCAGGCCGTCTGGAGAATAGCCGACGACGAACCCGAATTTGTCGTTCGTGACAAAACCAACTTCACGAACCGGGGCGTAGGTCTGCGAATATAGAAAGCGCGCCTCTATTTCTTCGTCTTTGCCGCGCAGCATGTCGTCGCTCGAATAGCTCGGCTCGACGTACTTTGTGAGGCGCTGGGCGAGCAACTGATAGGTATGCGCCCGCTCCTTGTCGTTTGACGCCAGTTTCAATGTTGGCGTGAGAATCAGTTTCATTTCGCTGGCGGTCAAAAGTCCGCACCGCAATGACAGCCACTCGTCGCTGCCTTGAACGATTTCTTCGTGATACGTAATCATGATTCTCTCCAGCCAATATTCCGCCTTCCGCTATTCCCGGCTCGCAAGCCAAGCGGTTGAGGAGCCGTCGTAGACCGTATCTCCCGAGAAGCCCGTATCGTGGACCAATCGCCCGGCCCCGCGCGAGACAGCCTCGCGCGCACGTCGTCCGCCGTCAGGAGGTCGGTCACAGCTTCTCTCCGTCGTCGAACCGCTTGAGCAGCGCCATCGGCCCAGTGACAAACTTGTCTTTCGGCACCGATTGACTGCGTTTCCTTCTTCCATACCGAGAAGCCATCGACGGCTTTGGCTTTGGATTGGCGGGCAAGAACCCCGGCCCGAGCGGGGGCTTGATCGGCTCAGACATCGGTGGCTTCCTTTGCTTTTTCGCGAGCGGCGCGCTCGTGCTCGAACGCGGACTCGACGAGCGCATCGGCTTCTTCGATCGATGTCTCTTCGAGGGAGACATGCGGCCAGACGGTCATGTGCATCGAACCCTTGTACTCGGGCAGATCGGTCTCGCCGCTCAGCTTGGCAACGGCGATCGCCGTCAGCGATTCGGCGTGCGCGCATAGGATGGAGCGTTGATCGAACGAGCCGAGCCCATGGTGCTCAGCATAGGCCCACGCGTGGCTTGCGCGGCAGGCTTTTGCGAGGTCCGGCGCGGCGGCTAGCAGTTTACCGTCTGCATCAGACATAAATCCAGAAAGCAAAAAACCAGTTCCAGACTCGTAATCAAAATATTCGCAGCCTGCAACCAGACTCCTGTAATTAGGCATCCTATCCTGTTCCCTAAAGGCGCGCGGCCCGTCAGCTAAATATATCCACGGCCCCTTCGTCCAATCACCCATCACCCGCTCCTCTGACAACTTCGGACAGCGGCCCATCGCACGGGCTGCTCGCCGCTGTGGTCAGGCGTCGGGAGCTTCGGCGGTGGCGAAATACCCCTCGCGCTCCAGCTTCTCGACGCTGACGTCGATGGTGGGATCAAACGTATCAGGACCGTCATTCCACTGAGGACCACTATCCTGGGATTTTGGCGTCGGCGGCGTGTTGGGATGGGCAGTCACCGGCGCCTCGAACGGCGCTTCCGGTGTCGCGGCGTCGGGCGCGGCCGGCGCAGGCGTCTCGGTCGGCTTGCGGGTCCGCTTTAACTCGCCGCGGGCGCGACGAACGCGTGCCACGCGCGCGCCAATCTCCTCGATCTTGTCGGCAAAGCCAGCGCTGTTCTTGATGGCCTCCTCGACCTGCGCGAGGAGGGCAGCGAACGGCAGCATTTCCTCGTGCGCCGCGCAGTCGACCTCGTCATCAAACTCGGTCCCGTCGTCGGCGACAAACTTCTGAACGATCTTCATTTTAGCCTCTCAGTCGAAATTCCAGGGGAAGGGTTTGACCGACGGAGCCTCGGTCGTGATTTTGACGCGCCGGCCTGATCGCCAGACGCCGATCCCGATGATTACGACAAGCGCCGTCCAGTATACGAACAACATGATTGCGAGCCCGAAGGCGATGATGGTGAAGGTGCTGTGGTCGGGCATAGCGTCACTCATCGGGCGGGTTGAGAATGGCGGCGAGCTTCGCGCGCTCAGCCGGGTCTTCGGACGGGTCGCGCATCGCGGCGTTGATGGCGTCGGCCAGGCGCTTGGCTTTGCGTTCATGGCCGGGTTTGTCGAAATGGAATTCGACATCGAAGAAACTCGCGTCGCTGATTTTGACGCCAGTCCAGCTCGGGAACAGCCTGCAATCGGCGCGCATGTTGTCCGCGTTGAAAACCAAAATGCCGGAAATTTTCATCGCTCATTCCTCCACGTCAGACCAGTCGACGGGCAGCGCGTCGACGTCGATGCAGTCTTTGATGGCTCCCGCCAACCAAGCCGGCGTTTCGCAGTAGATCCTCTCCTGCGTCTTGAACCCGCTGGCGAGGTCGCGGCGGTCGATGAACACGCGCACGCCGAGAATTTCGCGATCGCCAGCCGCGCCGGGGTCGTCGTAAGTCGCCGGCCAGTCCTGCTCGGCGGAAAACTCGACCTCGACATGGATCGACGTGCCGTATTGCTCGTGGCCCGTCAACTCGACATCGACGTCGCGATGGAATGTCGCCTTGGTGATTTTCGACCAGCGACGGCTATGCAGCATGGCGGCCTCCTGTTCGTGGTTGTTTGGCTGCCGCCCCGCCATATTTGCGACGAGGCGGCGTTGCCGGATTTTCAGGCCGGCGGTTTCATGGCGTCCTCCTTTTGTCCGAGAGGCGATGCTTAAAACCGCTTGCTTGCGTCGGCCAGTTAACGCCGGAGTGGTGTGACTGTCAATCCAAAAATAACAAAATGAACTCTTGCGCCGCGCGCCAATCTGGTGCAGCATGTCAAAATGACGCTGACAGATTATCTTCACAAAAAACGAATCAGCTATGCCGAGTATGCGCGCATGATTGGCGTGTCGTCAGAAACGGTCCGGCGCTACTGCATAGGGGCGCGACTGCCGACGCGGGCGATCATCGAGTACATCTTCAACGAAACCGGCGGCCGCGTGACGCCCAACGATTTCTTTTCATTGCCGAAGAAAATCCGCGTGAGTGGAGTTGACGAATGAACCCCTTTCCTGAATCCGCGGCCTCCGCTGCGGTGGCGCGACCTTCTATCCCCCCCGGATCGTCGCGCAGACTGGCCCCGCCGCCATCACGAGCACCCCACCCGGCGGCGGGGCTTTTTCTCTTTTCGTGGTACGCGCCGATGTTCGCCGAGTCGTGGCGAAACACGGTCGTGCGCGCGTGGTTCTGGTTTGTCTGATCCGCAACTCGGCGCGGCCTTGACCGAGAAAAGCAGGAGCGACCTTATGAGCAACGTTGACCAGCAACCGGGCGAACCCGAGAAAGAGAAGCCGCTTCCTTTCGATATCAGCGGCGTCGGGCCGGCGACCGAGAACAACCCGCTCGAAGCCAAGACCTTGTCCGGAGACATCCGCGACATGATCCTCACGCACATCCGATCTATGACCGTGCCGTGGCCGCTGCTCAATGAGCAAGAACAAGCCGACAAGATCATGGCCGCCGAAAACGCTGGCCGCGACCTCGTTCGCCAATGCCTGCAAGTGATCGCGACCAACAAATTCCCGGCGCTTCACGTTTCGGTCGGCGCCTACAAGGTCGACAAGACCCTCGAAGTGAAGCTCGCCGTCTCGCCCAGCGTCGCCAACATCACGTCGCTTGCCCAGCACGGCAACGGCGCGGCCCTGTTGATCCTCGCCGAGCCGCAGGACTATTACGGCGAGCGGGCACCGGCGAAGCCGAGCAAAGACCAACCGAAGTTCACGTTCAACGAGACGGACAAAGACTGATGGAGCGCGTCAGCTTCATCATCCCAGGTGACCCGGTGCCGTTCGCGCGCGCCGGGTCTTTCGGGAAGCGCAGATTTACCCCGCCCAAGCAGCGCGATTACATGCTGGAGGCGAGGCGCATTGCTCACGACGCGATGGCGGGCGCTGCGCCGTTCGCCGGGCCGGTCAGCGTCGACGTCGACGCCTATTACGAACTGCCGGCGTCGTGGTCGAAGAAGAAGCGCGCGGCCACTCTGGAAAGCCCGTGGAAGCCCTCGCGCCCCGACTGCGATAACCTCGCCAAGGCGATCATGGACGCCATCGGCGGCAACCCGTCGCTCGACCAGACGGACGGGCTTGGCGCCATCGTGTTCGGCGATGACGCGGCGGTTTGTCGACTGATCGTCGAGAAGCGCTTCGGGTTGTCGTCGTCCGTGCGCGTCACGGTCGCGCGGCTCTGAATTTCGAACGAGGGGGCGAAGATGAAAGACACCCAGCTCTCCCGCGTGCTCGACGCCGTGACGCGCGGCTACGACTGCACTGTGCGCATCCGGGCGGAAACCGGGATCGGCACGATGCAGGTCGCGCGGGCGCTGCTCACCCTCCTCGAGGACAAGCTCGTCGAGCGCGGGCCACTGGAGCGGCGCGGACCGGGGCGGCCCGGCTTCCGCTACCGGCTGCGGGCGGCGCGGTCGTGAACGACCTTCCAAATCTCGCGACGCTAAAGTTTCGTGCTGACGTTTTCGCGCGCGCCGTCGCTTTGTGGATCAAACTTCGAAAGCTGAGCGTGAGAGCCGCGGCTAAAGAAATGGGCGTTTCGCACTCTACGGTGAGCCGCGTTACGCTTGGGTACGAGCCAGATATTACGAGCTATTTTCGTATGCGCGCGTGGCTTGAAATCCAGCGTCAAAGTTGGCGGCCGTGATCCACACATGCGATCTCTGCGGCGCACGCACACGCCCACATTTGGCCCTGCTGCGGACGCCGTGGGGAATCCCCGTCCCGCTCGTCCGCGTGGTCGTGTGCTCGACCTGCGCGGTTCGCGCGTGGCGAACTGTCGAAAGTCTGGAGGGGAAAATATGGCCTACAACATCACCGAAGCCGATCGAGATCGCCGGCGACAACTCGCGCACTGGCTGAATACAGACCCCGAGATCCAAGCCAAGCTGGCAACGCCAGAGTCGCGTGAACGCCGTCGCGCCGCGCAGAACAGGCGGTGGACGTTGATCGAAAGCCGCAGGCGGGTCGGCCGGGCAATTTCAGCCTCCTGGGATGATCTGCCGGTTGCTGAACTGCGCGTGGCGGGGATTCGCGCGGCCAAGGGCATGGACCTCACGCCGCGGGCGGTAGACGTCCCCGCCTGGGTCGAGGAGAAGCTCGGCGCCGGCGGGGCTGCGATCTACGTCCGCTGGGCGCGCTGCCGCAGCGAGGATTACGCGGCGCGATGGGCGCGCGAGGAAGTGGCGAAGCTGCGGGGTGCCTAAGCAAAAGCCCGGCGCCATTGCTGGACACCGGGCTTGCGGACGCGCCAGCGGTGCGCTATCCAATGGGTGCGAAGCAGGAGATTGAGCCCTCCCGAATCGCGAGACTTCAAGCGTAAGGCCACGCAGTGAAATCCGGCTTCCCAAATACAGCACCGCCAAGCCCTTCGCAAGCCCGTCTTTCGCGGGCTTTTTCGCGTTTCCCGTCGCTCGCACCAAAGCGCAGACGCGCGGTTGTGCCTAGCCTCGGAAACTACTCATGGGCGAGGCGTGAGTCGTGACGGGCGACCTGCTTCTCCGCTATGAGGAGATCGCCAGACAGCGCGGCGACGAGCGCGCGTTTAAGCCTCTGGTGGCCGGCGTCCTCGATCTGTTTCGCAGGCACGACCCAGAAGCTGCGATGGAACAGGAAATTGCGAAGGCGACGAACACCGTCTCCAAGGACGACTATACGGCAATAATCGAGGACATCGCCAAGGCAAAGCCGCTTCTTGGTAGCCCGATCGAAATGCTGTTGCTGCCGTGGCTATTGGCGCAGAGATATCGCTATTTTCCAGGCCAACCGCGCGTTCGGCTCCCAGGGGAAAGCGGCGCGATGGGCGAGCGCAATTTGGCGATTGTGCCTCAGCTACCGATCGGGCGTTACCGGGCGGATTTTGCCATCGCTTGCAAGCACAAAGGCGTCGTCCGCTTCGTCATCGTCGAGGCTGATGGCGCGGCTTTTCACAACTCGGTAGATCAGGTTAAGCGCGACCTGAACCGAGATGTTTTCATTCTCAACCAAAAGCGCGTTCTCGACATTGTGCGGATCGACGGCAAGTCCATTGTGAAGTCGCCGAAGAATGCGGCGGAACTCGTCGAGCAATGCGTGTTCGACGCTCACCGCGGCGACAACCCGGCAACGGCCGAAAAGTTCAAGGTCTGACTATGGCCGAATTTCCAGCAATGAACCTCTGGACGGACGCTTACATGGCGGACACGTCGCACCTGACGACGACGGAGCACGGGGCCTATCTCCTGATCCTCATGGCGATGTGGCGCGCCGGAGGGAACCTGCCAAACGATGAAACTCGCCTTGCGCGAACTGCCCGCTTGAGCCTCGACAAGTGGCGGCGAATTGCCCCTACGATCATGAGCTTCTTGACGGTAGACGGCGCCTTCGTTTCGCAAAAACGCCTAAAGCTGGAGTTCAAAAACGCTCTGGCCCGATCGCAAAAAGCCAGCGCGGCAGGGAAGATAAGCGCGCAAGTTAAGTCGTTGAAATCACACAAACAGCCTTCAGCGCGAGTTGAAGCTGAGTTGCCTTCCGAGTGCAACTCCAATCCAACATTACCACTACCACTACCACTAGAAGATAGAAACCTAACGGTTTCTTGTCCGAAACCAGTTCGGACTCGTGTCGCGTATCCGTCAGAATTTGAAGAATTCTGGAAGGGCTACCCAACCGACGCACTCATGTCGAAGTCAAAGGCGTTTGACCAGTGGAAGCGCCTGAGCCCGGCTGACAGAGAAAAGGCCGTCAAGAGCGTGCCAGCGTTTTGCTCCTACGTCGCCTCGCATCCGACCTATCGGGCAGTCCATGCCGAACGATATTTCTCGGAGCGGCGATTCGACGGTTTCGCTGAGATAGCCGTGTTGAATAGCGCGATTTTCTACGTGAAACCCGACACGCCGCAATGGCGGTCGTGGGTGGAATATTACCGGAAAGAGAAGGGTCGCAGCCCGCCGGCAGACAAGAACGGCGGCTGGGGATTCCCGAGCGAATGGCCGCCAAACAGCGGCGAACGGAGGATGGCGTGAGCGACGAAACCCCATATCGACCCACGCAGGGACGGCGCGTTTCAGCCGAGCAATGGGCGCAATTGCGCGCCTCCTTGGGCGATGACGCGGCGGTGGCGCGGCCAGATGAACCCCCCGAACAGCTTCTGGAGCGATTGCTCTCCGAGTATGCCGCCGCACCGCTGGCCCCGAGCTCCGACCTCGCCGAGCGCTTCGCAGCCCCACGCGAGGAGCCGCAATTTTGACCTGGTGCACGTTCTGCTACTCGCCGCGCCACATGACGGCGGCCTATGTCGCCGCCGGCTGGATCGACCACGGGGCTTGCCCGGCGCATCACGGCGTCTGGAGCGACTGGATCGAGTGGCCGCACACCGACAAGCCGCCGGTCTATCCGAGGCGCGAGCAATGACCGCGCCCTTCGTCGCCGAGGTCGTCGACTATCCCGGCCTGATTGCCGCCATCCGCGCGCGCATTGCCGAGCTTGGCGTGGCTGTGGGAGGTGTTGGGCCTGGGAGCGCCGGCGAAGTAGCTGGGCTCGCCGACGGCTATCTGGCGAAGCTCGTGGCTCCGGGGAAGTGGTCGAAGCGCCTGGGGATGGCGTCTCTTGGGCCGACGCTGGGCGTGCTCGGGCTGAAAATCTATCTCGTCGCGGATGATCGGCAGACGGCGAAGATGGCGAGGCGCTTGGAAAAGCGGTCAGGCTCGTATGTGCGCAGCAATGTTGTGCATGTCGAGTGGAGCAAACAACATTTGGCTGAGGCCGGGCGCAAAGGCGCAATTTCAGGCCACGCGAAACGCACGCCAAAGCAGCGGCAGGAACACGCGCGCAAACTGGCCGCGGCGCGCTGGAAACGGGAACCGCACGATGGCTAGCGTCTCGATCTCAAGGCACGCTCGCCAGCGGATTGCCGAACGGCTCAATGCCGACGCGCTGGCGCCTGAAATTGCCGCGATGCTGGCGCGAGCTTGGCTGATGGGCGCGATCGGCGTAAAATACCGCGGGATGCGCTACGTTGTGAAAAACGGGACGCTTGTTACGGTCTGCCCGATCGCCCCAAAGAGAAAACACGCACGCTACGCCCGCAAAAATGCCGTCGACCTGGACGACTAGAACGGCGAGGTCAACCCGGCCTCGATTGCGGCGCACGCCATCGCATAGCGCGCCCATGCGGCATCCGAGATCGCAGCGTCCGAAGCCGACTTGCCGCGCCGACCTCCAGCCTCATAGTCGATGATCTGCGATCGCGAGAAGCCGGACTTCGCGGCAAGCGCATCGCGAGACAGCTTCATTCGCTTGCGCCACGCCAGAGCTTCAAGATGGGGGAACACGGAACGGACGACGCGCGCAGGGCTCGCCTTTTCGCTCAAGTATGTATCTTCGTCGGGTTCAATGTGCGAACTGCGCTCATTTTCAAGTAGGATAGCGGCGCGATCAAGCGCGATCTCCTCATTCACGGTCGGATCCTCGAGCATGACTTGGGCGGCCATCGCAAGCCAGGCCTTGTCCGAGGGGTCGCCATAGCCTGTTTCGACCGCGTAGGCTTCGAGCGCTTCCAGGATGGCGCTGAGCGAGTCGACGAAGGGTTCAGCGACGTGAGCCGCGCCGCCGCGCCATTGCCACAGGCGATCGCCGTCTGTCTCTCGATAGTGCGGATGGTCGTCGAGCGCGCGTAGGAAGTCGTTGATATCCGTGTCGCCCATGCGCGCGTCAATGTCGGCGCCGCAGTAACCCGACTCGGCGCAAGCGCGGCGCGCGGTATCGAGACTGAGCCCGCGCTTGTTATTGACCAGACCGGGCCAAGTGAGCCGCGCGTCACGCGCCCGCAACTCTGCGCAGTCGCGCAAGCCGCCAATCGACTTGAGAAAGCCGACCATCGTTTGAGGCTGAGAGGCGGGAACGTGGCGCATGATCGTTCTCAGAAAAGGTCGAGTTGGGTTATCCGAATATTTCGATGAATTTTGCGAGTTGGGCGTCCCTGGCGGCGGCCCCGGCGGCGGCCCTGGCGGCGGCCCTGGCGGCGGCCCCGGC